CATCATAACCACTTCCATTTTCTTCTTCGTTGCAATGTTCGCATACATAAATTGCTTGAAAATCTCGCCTGTTTTGTGAAATAATTGTTTTAATCTTCATTTTATTGTTTCCTTATTTAGTTATTATATTCTACTAAAAAACCACAGTATTTACATATTCCGTCAATATAGTTATGTAAACACTTGTCATTTTCAAAGTATTCCTCAAACCACTCTCTAAAGTCATCTTCTTTCCACTCATCAGCGAATACACTATCATCATTTCTTAATTGTAGAAATTCTGCTTTAGCATATTCCTCTAACTTTTCGTTGTTAGTTGATATTTCCATTTTATTGTTTCCTTTCTAGTTAATAGTTATTGTTATTTTTTTACCTATTTTAATAACATTTCCTGATACTTCTATATTTTTGTCTTTACCCCATTTATATAACTCATTTCTTGCGTCAAGTGAAAATTCTCTGCTCATTTCAGCAAATGCGTCTTGCTGTTTAGGAGATAAAAAGCACACTTTAATTAAGTCATATAAGTTATTTGCTAATTGTTCTTGTTTCATCTTATTGTTTCCTTTCTTTTAGTTCTTTGATAAAATTGTCTTTTTTCCTCTTGTTTTTGAATGTAGCAATGTCATAAAAATCACTTCCGTCTTTATGTTTCTTGCCATTGTAGTAGTTGACTACATATTTAGCCGTTCCTACGTTTTGCATTTCTTTTATAATCATAGTTTTATACATTACTTGTTAATTAAACCCCTCTATTGCACCTCTAAACCTTTGAGGAGTAGTCAGGAATTACCAACTTGCTTGGTAGTAAAAGCTATCCGACAAGTCGCCTTTTAATATTTCCTCTAACATTTCCACCGTGTATTTAATATCGTTGTAGTAGTACTCGTCATATTCTGTACTACCGAAGAAGAAGCCTGAACCCGTTGGCAGTAGTTCTTCAGCAATTGAAGTGTCCCTGATAACTTTCCCGTCATTATAATTGTAAACTCTTTCGTTTTTGTCGTTGTAGGTATAGCCATTTGAAACTTTACCCTCGACCAGTTCTGATCCTTTTAGAACAGCTTTGCAAGTGTCTAGCAGTTCTTTTAACTGTTCAGCACTCACATAGGAGTTCTGGCACTCGTCTACACCGTCTTGCACATTTTTTACAAACCAGTTGTGAATTGCGTTGGCTTTTCTCCAGTAGGCAACCTCTTCATTTATATAAGTCACCTTTTTGTCGTTTACTCCCTCGACATTAAACTTCTTTACTTCGTCCCCCTTTTTGTAATTGTTCCCGACATATACTTTTTTTTCTAAATACATATCTAGTCCCATTTTGTTGTCCTTTCTTTTAGTTTATAATTCTTTTACTATTGGTGTTTGTCTTTCTAATAGTTCTTGCCACTCTTTTTCTTCTTGAATATCTTTCTTGCTTTGTGGTAAATCTTCATATTGTAGCCCCTCTTCAAACGGGTAGAAGATTATTTTTTTCTCGTCGAAAGATAAACTACCCTCGACATTGAGTGTCCCGTAGCCGTTGCCCTCTTCGTCGGTAGATAAAAATATCTCGGTATCACCGTACCTTTTTTTCATTTCTTGTAAGAAATGTATTAGTTCACTTGTTTTCATAATTTGTCCTCTCGCTTACTTGGTTAGCACAAGCCCCCGAGTTTTAGATCGTGGGCAAGTGTCAAACAATTAATTCAGAGTGTAGGCATTTACTCCTATTACAACCTTTTTCCCGTCGTGTTCTAGTTCAGTTGTTTTATTGCCTGAAGTGGTGGCAATAATTGTACTCTTCCCGCTCTTGCTTGTGTGTGGGGCAATTGGTAGTTTGATAACCAATTTACCGTCTATGATTTCTACTTCCATTTTATTGTTCCCTTTCTGGCTCGTTCTCTTCAAGCCATTTTATTAGTTGGTCTTTTAGTGTTTCGTGCATTTTCTCCCCCTTTCGTTTAGTTTATCTCTTAATAATTAAGCTTATCCCACCCCCGAAGCTTTCGGGAGTGGTAAAGATTAACTAGTATTCGCTTGCCGTCATTAGTGTTAAAATGTTTCTATGCGTTGCCCCGTGTTCTTTGTAGTCCTCGCCGTAGTCGTCTATCTTCCAGAAGTAATCTACTCCGTCCTGTATTATCTTTCCAAAATCGTGTTCGCCGTATGGATCATTTTCCTCTGTGAAAGTGTCGAACATTTCCACCTTTTCCCGTAATTCGCTTTGTTTCTCCGGCGGTAGCTCACTAACTCCGCAAGTTTGAACGAACATACAACCAACATCCAACGCTTTGCGGATTTGGTCATTGAATTTAGCTTTGCTCATTTTTGCCCCTTTCTTTTTAATGTTCTTAGCTTGACAAAACCCTTTTTTTGTGCTAACTTTAAGGCATTAGCACTTAGCTTTGTATGTTCTAAACTGTTAAGCCCCTTTATTATATCACAACTAGGCACGAAAGCAAGCCACGAACAAGCATAAAACAATGGCTAAGATTAGCCAAAGAATCAACAGCCTGTGGATAACTAAACGAGCCCCAAAATTGAGCCCTAACGCATTTATATTAAATAGACCGCCAATGATACCAAAACATAAACAAATAGAAGCGGGGAAAGAAGCGGAAGAGGTGAAAGCCGAGCAAGTAAACGAAACCCGAACAGATAAGCCAAAGAAACAGGGCGGGAACATAGACAAAGAGAAGCTCAAACAAGCAATTGCAGACGGGCACACCCTCGCAGATTCCGCCAAGTTAGCGGGAAGCAAAGCCAAAACGGCGGGGGCTCTCGCAAGTGTTGCCAAAAATACAATAGCTCGAGATCAGGAACTTGCCCAAGATATTAAACAAGCTTTAGAAGAAAAGCGGATAATGGTTTTAGGGGCAATAACAAAGGAGAAAGTCCGCAAAGCTTCAGCCCCGCAGTTAGTAGTAATGACTGGCATCTTGACTGATAAGATTCAGCTAGTGTCTGGATTACCTACCGAGAGAATAAAAGGAGATATCAAGTTTAATGAGATGAAGCCAGAAGAGGTGAAGCAATTTTTAATAGATAAGCTTTTAAGCGGTGGCAAATAAATCCGCCGTTGTTTTATTATAGGAAATAAGTGGTAGCCCTTTACTAACATATAAGAGAATATAGCCCCTGTTTACGAGGTGAAAGGGGCGGGGGGGATTCCTCACACCCCTCAACCCTCAAACACTAAAAAGGCTAATGTTAGCACAGAACAGGGGTCGTAAAATGGCAGTCCACCCCTTAAGCGTGAGCGAAGCGAACACCTTTTCTTTTAACTATAAACACTTAAAACACTTAAGAGTGTAAGAGGTACAGACACACACAAAACCCCTATAAACACTACATAAAGACAACAACAAGGTGGGTATGGGGGAGGGTAGAGGACTAGATAATTAATACATCCCCTCCCAAAAATTATATATAACAAAAAGGAGTGCCATATCTAATAAAGTCTAAGGAAAGGTAATAAAAATGGGATTAAAAACACCGTGGGAACAAGAAGGAGTAAGTCGTAGGACCTATTATAGAAACAAAAGTGCCAAATCAGTGCCAAGTGCCACGGATAATGGCACTAAATCAGAGAAAGTGCCAAATAGTGCCACACCTGTGGATAAGTCCTATCAGACCGGAGTAGTTGAAGGTATGGAGAAGAAATATGGAAAGTCTATGTCTGATGCCATAGACCACGCTATTAAGTCTGTTAATGAGTCTGAGGGTGTATTAAAGGCTAAGTTGAAGGGAGCGGTATGAACTACGAATTAGCCAAACAACTAAAGGATAAGGGGTTTAAGCAGAAATGGTTACCTGATAAAATCAAACCAGAGGAAATATGTGGTTGTGGTTGTAATGACCCAACCCTAGAAGAACTAATAGAAGCGTGTGAGTTAAAAGCTGATAAGTGGACACTAGAATATGAGAATGGAATGTATGGAATGTGGTATCACGGAGATAAGGAATATTTTGTTGATGGTTGTGGTTCCCCCACAGAAGCAGTAGCTAAACTTTGGATAAAACTACAGGAATAGATGCTTTACCAGATCACAATTATTATCTTATTATTAATATTAATTTGGGCGTTAACTAAGGAAGAATAAGTTTCAATACTGGTGGGTATAACCTACTTTAGTAGCAATCACTAGGCTGATAATGCCTTACCCACCACCAGCTCTTTCACAAGGAAGTGTAATATGTTCATCAGACTGATGTTTCTGACTATGGGAATCATAGTCTTAGTTGCAGGGTTACTCCTGCTCCAATCAGGACCAATCGTTCCTAAGGAGAGGAAAGATGAAAAAGACAAACAAGCACCACATCACCCCAAGAAGTAAGGGTGGCTCATCTAAACCACACAATATTGTTAAGGGTTGTGATCCTGAGCAACACCAGCATTACCACACACTATTTGGTTCAAGAACTCCTCAGGAGATATGTATTGTTCTAGACGAACTATTCCCAGAAGATGTATCAAACATCATCAAATCACATTTATCCGTTTATTGGTGGACTCCTACTGATAGGAGGTAACTACACTTCCTCCTTTTTACAAATAGGATTCAGAGGGTGCGGTAGACTACGAATTACTTTTCTGACTATCCAGTCGGAATTTTTCTAAGGGTGAGGCCCGCACTTAGGGAGTTTCTCACTCCCTTCCTCCAACCTCGCCCCCTGAGTCCTAATGCGTCGCAAAAGATAACTTTTAAGACACCTATATGTATACATACAGCACACCTTGGTTCACATTTAGTGAGGAGAGCGAGATTATTACAACAGACGAGTTAATATTAATAGAGGAATAAATGGATTTAGTCGAAAGAGGAAAATTAATACAATTAGCTGAGAAAGACCCAAACGTCGCTGACGCTGCATATCAGATGGCGAAGAATGACCCTATAGATTTTATGGATATGTTTGGGTGGGTATACGAACCTAGAGCCGGTAGAGAGCATCATATTCCTGTTAAGCTATATGATCATCAAGTAGACCTAGTTAGATGGCTAGAGGAGCGTTATAAGAACCGTGAGGACGGTCTAGTGGAGAAGTCCCGAGATATGGGAGTTACTTGGTGTGTCGCTGCTTTCTGGGGCGTATGGCATTGGTTGTTTGATCCGGACTTCGATATGTTAATTGGCTCTAGGAAAGAGGATGACGTAGATAATCGTATGCCTGACTCAATATTTGGGAAGATAGATTATTATATAGAGCACCTTCCAAATTTTATAAAACCTCAAGGATATCAGATGGTTAAACATAGAAACCATATGAAGATTCTTAATCCTGAGAACAAAAATACTATTGTAGGAGAGGCAACTAATCCTCAGTTCTCTCGTTCCGGTAGATATTCCGTAATATTTTTAGATGAATTTGCTTTTGTCGAGAAGAGCTCTTCCATCTGGCAAGCTTGCGGTGACTCAACAGATGTCAGAATCCCAGTATCTACTCCTAATGGTAAGGGAAATAAGTTTGCTGAGCTGGCATTAGGTGACCAGATACAAAAGAAGACGCTACATTGGCGTTTACACCCAGAGAAAGATGACGCTTGGTACGAGAACCAGAAGAGTAGACGTACAGCTGATGAAATAGCTCAAGAGCTAGACATTTCCTACACCCGTTCTACTGCAGGTAGAGTATATGGTGATGAGTGGGACCAATTAGTAGCAGATGGTAGATTGACTAGCGTACCTTACGATCCTATTTTAGAGGTCCATACTGGATGGGATTTTGGTATTTCAACCACAGCGATTGGGTTCTATCAAACTCCTCCAGGTGGAGCAGTTAGGATGATAGATTATTATGAGAACTCAGGTCACTCTATTGACCATTATTTGAAGGTACTACAGGACAAGCAAGATAAATTAGGTTACAGATGGGGATACCATTTTGGCGATATAGCTGGTAATTCAAGAGAGATGGGTACCAAGAAGACCGTTTATGAGATTATGCGAGATAACGGTATCCGAGTTAAAGGAAAGAAAATTAAAAAGGACGACGGTATCAATATCACAAAAATGTTTGTGAGAAGGATGTCAGTCGACCAAAATAAATGTTCTAAATTTGTAGATGCAATACAGAATTATCACTATGAGTATGATGAAGACAGAATGGAGTTCGCTCCTAAGCCATATCACGACTGGAGTTCTCACGCTTGTGATCAACTCGAGTATATGGCCGTCAACCTAAAGGGTGAAATCAAGAAAGACAATAGACCATTTTTTAAGAAAAAATTTGATAAATATTCTATAAGTACTTACTAAAATATTATGGCAGAACCAAAAATTCTAAGCTGGGTTAATGGAGATAAATCATTATTATATCAACCTTCTAAGAAGGAGTCTGATATAATTGGCGTTATTATGGACAAGTTCCAAACGGCAAGAGGTATGAGAGATGAAATATACCGTAACTTTAATGACCGTTCATTAGTTGAATACGTTAATGACTCTATGGACCGTTGGAATGGATATATAGAACCAAGAGATGACCCTGCTGCAGATTGGGGAGCCAGAGTATTTAATAATATGACTCGTAATAAAGTCGTTTCTATAGTAGCCCAAACAACTGCAGAGCGAATTAAGGGCGAGTACTTTGCACAGAGTAAGGATGATCCAGAGGATAAGGTTGCTGCGGATATTGCAAAGAAGTTTAATGACCACGCTTCTTATATCAACAAGGATGAAGAAGCACAATTCTACTCCACACTAGAGTGTGTGATTAAAGGGACAGTAGTAGGATTTGAAACATTTAAGACAGAGAAGCGTAAAGTTAAGGAGATTAAGAAATACGACGCTTCTACTGGTGTAGTTGAATTTGATGAGAAAGAAATAACAGACTGGAATGATGTATCTTCCGAGATACCTCCGCTTTTAGATATCTACGTTGGGAACATTTATGAGCGAAATATACAAAGACAACCATTTATCGTATGGCGTACAGTGATGAAGATGAGTGATGCTGAACGTGACTGGGGAAGATTCAAGAACTGGAATTATGTCCAAGCAGGTGGAGATTTATCATATGATGATGTTTTTAAGAACCTTATTTCCTCAGATGTTTTAGATGATGAGGTAGAGGTGATTAGATACTTCTGTAGAGCAGATGATGAAATGCACATTGTTGCTAACGGTGTACTTCTAACAAATACAATTTCACCATTTCCTTGGAACCACAAAAAGTATCCATTCTGGGTAGCAAGATTTGAACCATTCGCAATTGACTTCTTCTATGGTCGTTCTTTACCAGACAAACTAAAACCAGACCAGGATATTGTAAATGTTCTATCTAGAATGATGCTTGACCAGCAGTACCTGTCTATTCATAAACCGATATTTACTACAGAGATTGAAGGTATCAATGATACTTATATGTATCCGGGAGCTAAGATTAAAGTTGATTCACTTGATTCTACCAGAGAGTTTAATATTTCTGGGCCAGAGCCATCTAGTTTCAATCTATTAAAACTCACTCAGGAATCTATTAAAGAAGCATCTACTGATGATCCATCTAGTGGCCAATCCGGCTCAAACTCCACAGCGTTTGAAGTATCTGTAGCTAAAGAGGCAGCAACTAAATTACTAGCACTATTCATAACTGCATTAGAATTTGGAGCACAACAGAAGCTTGAACTTCGACTTAAAAACCAATTCCAGTTCTATCAACTACAAGCAGCTAAAACAATAATAAATGAAAAAGAAGCACAGAAGTTTGATGAGTTGAGAAAGATTAGAGTATCAAATACTATTTTACCTGATGGTTCTAAAGGAACTCACGAAATAAATATCCTTGATAATCAAGAACAACTACCAGAGAAAAGACAGCTTGATATGAGAGAAAATCAGATGAGAAAGCAAGGTAAAAATGTCTTTCATAGTTATGTCACTACAAAGTGGTTGAATGACTTAGATATAATGGTTCATATTATACCTAACTCATCTATGAAGATGTCTAAAGCACTTGAGCGTGCACTTGAACTAGACTACCAACAGAAAGTGATGGAACTATATCCAGACCTAGTAAACAGAGAAGAATCATTCAAGGAATTAAATGAGAAATATGATAAAGACCACGAGAAGATGATGGCTCAACAGCAACCTCAAGGGATGCCAGGAGCAGGTATGCCACCACCAGGAGCAGGCGTACCACCAGGTGGGACACAGCCAGCAAAAAGAGAGATGCCAATTGGAGCACCTGGAAATAAATCAGCTATGCAAGGAACTGCAGGCTCAGGAGCAACAGCACTAGGAAATATAACTAGAGGAGTAACTAGAGGAGCAACTAAGAATGGATAATGATCAAGAACTAGGAAAGGAAGTTGCAAGAGAATTATCTCCTATGTTTTTGAATCTCAGTAGAAAGATTGCTGGGCTAGAGATGAAGCCAAATATAAATGTAGCCGCTCCAAAGATACCTGAGATTAAAATACCTAAAATTGATTCTCCAGAAGTAAAGATACCTGAGATAAAGATACCAGAGATTGTTATACCTGAGATTAAAGTCCCTCAATCAATAGTAAATGTAGATGTAGACAAAGTTAGAATCACAAACCTTGATGAGATTCCTGCACCTTCAGAATTAAATATAGATGGAATAGTAAAACCAATTGTTAAAGCAATCAAAGACTTTTCAGGTGGTGGTGGATCAGGAGCAGGTGCTATGGAATTTTATGAAGAAACTTCAGCAAAGTATGTTAGTCCTTCTGCAACAAACCCATTACCTGTATCTGCAACATTGAATGTTGGTGATATAGAGATAGGTGCAGTAGAGATTAAAGATGCTACCACAGACACAAGGGCAACCGTTGGTGCTAATGGATTATACGTTGACGTAAGAGCCTCCGCTCTCCCAACAGGTGCTGCGACATCAGCATTACAGGAAACTGGAAATACTTATTTAGACGGAATAAATGATAGTTTATTATCTTTGAGTGGTGCTGGTTCACCTATGATAGATAGTTATCAGACAGCGACTATAACTTCAAAGACAGGTGCTAATCAGTTAATTGTAAGTTCGGCAGCAGATAAACAGATATGGGTATATGGATTTGGATTTTCAGGAACAGTAGCTGGAACAGTAGCTTTTCAAGATGAAGATGATACAGTTCTTACTGGTGCTATGAATATCGCTGATACTGGTGGTTTTGTATCAAGTCCGTCAGGTAACTTCGCTATGCCACTATTCAAACTAGCAACTAATAAAGATTTAGAAATGGATATAGTAACTACTACCATAAATGGTTGGGTTGCTTATGCCATAGTAAGTGTATAAATATATGAAAATAATAGTACAAGCAGAAAATAAAGAAGAAGAAAAAGCGTTAGAAGCTAAAGAGATTGGCTACAAAGGAGTTACTGATTATTATTTAGATGTTCGTTGGTTAGAAGGTAAGGTTTTAGTGAAACAAGATGGTCGTTCTAGTGGTGATTTATTATATTTGATAGGTAGGTTATATACAGCGATTCTACAACTGAAAGAACTTTGGAAAAAACAATAATATGTCAGTTGCTACTAATGTTGTATTTTTATGGGCGGGAGCAAATGCTTCTATTCCAACGGGCTGGACAAGAGATACAGATTTAGACGGTAAGTTTGTTTTAGGTGCGACCGCAGGAAATGACGGTGGTGATACAGGTGGAACTGCTACTCACACGCACACAGTTGACGCTCATAATCATACAGGTAATGCTCATTTACATACTTTTAGTGGAGCTGCTGCACCTGAAAATATAAATGCCACAGGTTTTGGTGGGACTTCTGCAGCAAGTCATACTCACAAAGCTGCAAATTCTTCTTATGCTACTGCTACTACAGCAAATGGTGCAATTACTTTAGACGGATTTTCAAACGAACCAGATAATCTTGAAGTAATATTTGTAAAGTCAGACGGCACAAATGAAATTGGTGATGATATGCTTGGCTTCTTTGATGATACTACCTTACCAACTGATTGGGCGATATATGAAAATTCCAAATTAAGATTTCTAAAAGGTGCAGTTGCAGATGGAGATGGTGGTGGTACAAATGATACTTCTTTAGAAGCTCACGTTCATACAAATACAGCTCATTCACATACAGAAAATGCTCACGGACACTCTAATTCTACAAGTACAGTTCAAACTGGTAGAGCAACTATAGGTGGTGGTTTTGGTAATAAAAGTAATAATATAAATCATTATCACGGGAATATTCAATTTGTGAATAATGGTGATACTACAACATCTACTACTGCAATCACGATGAGTTCAGTAGATGGTGAACCTACTTTTAAGAAGTTAGCAGTTATTCAAAATCAGACAGGTGGCGAAGATACTCCTGACCAGATAATAGGATTATGGTTTCTTGATAAAGATGATATTCCTACAAATTGGGCGAGGTACTCTGCTATGGATGATTATTTCCTTAAAGGAGCAGACGATACTTCCGAAATAGGGGATACTGGTGGTTCAGACCAACACAATCATACAGCAGACGCTCATACCCACACGGGGTCAAGCCATAATCATAATGTAGGAACTTCAAGTATCAATAATATTTGTGCAAATGGAAGTGGTGCTGGTGGAGCAACAGCAGTTGGACATAATCACGTTTGGACAGTTAATAACACTACATTAGTTTGGCAGAATGCCACGGCAACAATAAATAATAATACAAGTAAAAGTAATTATCCAGAATACATAACGGGGATATTTATAAAATATACGAAGCCTTCCATTGTTCCACAAAGAACTATGGTGGGGGTGGGGATATAGAAAATATATGAAAGAAGAACAACAACCAAGAAAAATAATGGAACTATTAAACGAAGCAAAAGTAATCGTTAGTTTTATGGTTATGGTTGTTACGTTCTTTGTATGGATAAATGTTCAGCTTGTTAGTATTCAGAAAGATATTGATGTAATACAAAACAATCACCTAGTACATATACAAGCTGGTATAGATAAAAACACGGAACAGATAACGGAAAATCAGGAAACTATTGTAGAGATACTGTTAGAACTTAAAGCACACTCCGTGATACTTAATCCTTAATGATTTTATATGAATGAAAAAACTAATAAATAATTTAATACTGAAGTACTTGCTCAGGGACTATAAGGTAATAGAGAAGCAGATGCCTCCAGAAATAGCCAGGAATGGTTTGATAGACTTTGCTAACAATGAGAAGATTCAGAAATACATAAACATAATGATTGGCAATCTGATCCGGAAGCACTTATATATAAGTAATATGGACGAGAAGAATAATCTATCCGGCCAAGTAATGGCACTCAGGAAGCTACAGGAACTAGGAAAAATGTCTAAAGATAAGATAGAGAAGAAGGACCTTAACAATAAAATCTAATTGAGAGTAGTCCCCAAAGGGTTTGGAGATTATTCTTACATATTTTTGTGTAATTCTCGGTTCGTCGACCGAGTCACAAAAAGGCGTTAATAAATTAACATAAAAATATGGAAGATGAGAAAATTGACGTAAAAGAAGAGGAGAAAGAAACTCCTTCGGACCCGTCAGCCGAAGAAAATGAAGTAGAAGACTCTGTAGAAGAATCCGAAGAGGATTTTGAAGAGTCAGAAGAGGAAGATTCCGAAGAGGAAGAAGAATCTGATGATGAAGATACAGAGGACGAGGAGCTCAAAAAGAAGGACGAGCAAATCGCTAACCTTAACAAAGCTCTAGCGGAAGAGAGAGGCAAGACCCGAAAGGTGAATGTCGCTCCTGAACCTAGAACAGCCACATCCCCTGTAAGTAAGGATGAGGACCCAATCTCAAAGAAGTTGGTTGCGGCTAATGAGAGAGAAGCTCTCAAAAAGCTCTATTCCGACTTCCCAGATTTGGCACCTGAAAATGACCCAGGCAATGAACTGTTCAATCAGTTCCAACGAGGATATAAAGTCCTAGTTGAAGCCTACGGCATTGATGTCCCAATTACAGTAGATGAGATTTATTCTAAAGGCAGAGAGGTTATGAACGTTCTTAAACCTTCAACTTCACCATCCCCTAAAGTGGTGAAGGATACAATTAAGGCCGATATGGCTAATGTAGGGGGTTCGTCTTCAACAAAGAAAGAAAGTAAGCACGTCACGTCTTCCGATAAAAGGGCAGCCGCGGCAGCTGAAATGTCTATTGATGAGTATATGAAGCATAAAGACTCTTTCGAAGTTGATGATATACCAATCTAATTAAACAACCGAAAAAGAAATGGCAATTTCATTCAAACACGTTGGTGACCTGAATGGTAATGGGGAACCAGTAATAATGACTGTGCCACTAGACAACGTAAAAGTAAGTGTCGGTGATGTATTAACAGTTGCAAATTCAGCAGCAGCTGGATATGCAGGACTGGGTGTAGCAGGTAAACCAGTATTAGGAGTATGTATGGGATTCGTACACGCAAATGGCGACCCTGTTACTCCTCAGAATCTTGGTGGACACACTACCGCTTCTACAGGTCCTACTTGTTTAGACCTTACGGTTAGTTCTGACGGAGCAGCTTTTGCTCAAGTTAGTGTTAGCCCAACAGCAATCTATTCAGTACCTGCAGCTTCAACACCTTCTACTTCTACCTTTTACGGTGGAACAGGTTGTGACATTGTAATCACAACTGGTGCACAGACAGTTACTCTTGGTACTCCTGGAACTACTACTGCCCTCCAAACGCAAATTATTGCTTATGGAACAGGTGCAGCTGGTAGACGTGGAGTTGATGACAATGATGCAACTCGTGTCTATGTCACAATCCAAGAAAACGAACTCTTCTGGGGTTCATACGCAGTATCTTAATACTTACACTTAAACTCAAACACATATGGCAATAGAATCAAGAGCCACTTGGGGTGACCTCGTAAAAGGTGTGAGTGCTAAGTTTGCACAAGTATTCAACCAATCTAAGGATAGTTATTCCTTAGCTCTAAAAGACGTTGTTGCAACTCCTGGAAACAAACAGACAACTTTATTCAAAGGTATGTCTTCAACTGCTTCCAAAGAAAGAATTGTAAACAAATCTGGTGTTGGGTACTTATCAATCACACCTGAAGGTCAGGCTTACAACAAAGACTCAAGACTCCCTGGATACATTACTCCATTTGTATTTCAAAAATATACAAATAGTGTAACTGTAACCGAGGAAAATCTATCAGATAGAGATTATTCAGAAGCTCTAGGTGAGTTTGCTGATCTATCAATCGCAGGTATGGAAACTCAGGACAAGACTGCTTTCGGTCTATTCAATTATGGATTTACCGCACAAGCATCTGTACCTGTAAATTACTCACAATATGGTGATGCAAAACCTATGTTCTCAGTAGGACACCCTCGTAAAGACGGTGGAACCGCTCAGAGCAACGCATCTGCTACCGGCATTACTCTTACTGAACCAAATTTTGAAACAGCAAGAATAGCAATGCAAGGTCAATTAGATGACCGTGGTAAACCAATGCGAGTAGGAACTGGAAAATTAATTCTTCTTGTTCCACCTGAACTAGAAAAGACAGCCGTTATTATCACAAAGGGTGAGAAACGGTCTGGAACTGCAAATAACGACGTAAATATTTACGACGGTATTGCAACTGTTGTGTCTTCACAATGGATTTCATCAGCACACGGTGGTTCAGCAACCGCTTGGTTCTTAATTGATCCAAGAGTAGCTAAACTATATCACTGGGTAAGAGAAGGTCTATCAACCTCTCGAGCAATCGACAACAACACCAAAGACGTTACTTTCTACATCAAAGGTCGTTGGACCGATGGTTATGGTGACTGGCGTGGTATGTGGGGTTCAGCTGGAGATTCAGCAGCCTACGCTCTATAATTTAACTTAGGTTTTGGGGTTTGCCCTGTATAGACAAAAACCCCGCTCTAATTAACTATCCGTCATCTTGACCTAGCTACCCTAGCTAGAGGAATCCGAAAGGACTATATATTGACGGAGTAAAGGGAAAACTATTATGGGAATTACAGAATTTGACCAAGTAAAAGCAAATGCTTTTATTGGTGCAGTTCCTGGAGTATCACCATTTAATAAAATCATCTATGTTGATGGTACAAATGGTGGTGATGGGAACGATGGAAAAAGCCCATCATCTGCTGTAGCAAGTATTGGTCAAGCGATCACTATTGGTGCAGCCGGTGATACGGTAGTTATTGCTCCTGGTACTTATACGATTACTACGGCAATTGTGCCAAAAGCTCGTATGATATTCAAAGCAGCAATTATGGTTCAGCGTGAACCAACCGTAAGTATCGCAAGTGCAATTGCGCTTCCAGTTACAATTGATGTAGATGGTGTGCAATTCCACGGAATAGAATTCATAGCAACTGATAACGCGGTTACTAACCTCGTTGATATAGCTGAAACAACTGCTGTTAATGGCTTAACCTTTAATGGTTGTGTCTTTAATGGAGCAGATAAAACAACCGTTGTCGCTCTTAATCTTGATGATGGAGCAGTAGCAACAACTGGTTTAGTTGTTACAAACTGTCTATTTAGAGATTTAACTGGTACTCATATCAATGTTGGTGTTCTGGGTATGCCATATGCTTATATCGCATACAACCAGTTCGCAATTGATGTAGCATCCGGAACTGCAATCGCATTGGCAGATACTTCAGCCTTTGCAACTGGTAAAGGATACGTTATTGAACATAATGACTTTACTGGAATAGATGCAACCAAAGATGAGGTTGGTATTACTGTTGCTGGTACTGAAGATACAACTGGTGCTGGTATGATTCGCAATAATTACTTTGCTTATCTTGCCGCCGCAGCTATCACGATTGATAAAATCGGGTTTAGTTGTATTCAGAACTACTATGGTGATGCTACTGGTGGTCTACTTGTAGACGTTGGTACATAATTCTAGCTTTTGAAACAGCCCCTTCGGGGGCTGGACAAAGGTCAGAATAATTAATAACTAAGAAAAAATTATGATCAAAGTAACAAACAATACAGGGAAGACAGTGACTGGTTCTTATAAAGACCATTCATTCTCAATGATTCCTAGTAGTTCTATTGAGGTAGAAGACGAAATGGCTAATTCAATAGCCGAGCGTTTTGGATTATCACTATCAGAAGTAGAAAAAGTAAAAGAGGTAGAAAAGCCAGTAGTCAAAGAGGTAAAAAAGGTTGAGAAAAAAATAGTAAAGAAAGAAAAAAAAGTATCTAAAAAAGTATCTAAGAAGAAAAAATAAGGAGATATATGGAAGAAACAACAATGGGGGATGTAATCAAATCACGAGTTAAAGAATTAGAACAAGAGTTTGATTCTTTGGCTAAGAATAAAAGTTTATTGTCTGAGCAGATTGAAAAAGCAAGAGAAGAGATTATAAAAATGAATACAAGACAATTACAAATACAGGGTGCTATAGATGAACTTAAAAAGCTATCTATGCCACCAAAGGTTAAAAAAGTAACTAAATAACAATGCCCAAAACACTACAACAAACAATAGTAGCATTAAATGCGGTCACAGCGACCACTACTTCTGCTGCTATTCCATTAAAGGGCGTTCGTAAAGCAACATTATTTCTTACAAGAGCAGCTCATTCTGCTGGTAATACTGCATTTACAGTAACGGTATCAGGTGATGACACTACTTATGTGGGATATAATAAGTTGGTTACGAATGTCACAAACACAAACTCACAAACTCCTATCAGAGTAGCAACTGTAACTCTTTCATCTAATACTACAGAAACTGTATCAATGGATTTAGCACTTGATGCTTTGTCATCAATGAAAGTAGTAGCAACTGAAACTACAGATGGTACTCATACTGCGAAAGTAGTATTGGAATATTTATAAAGGTCGATTAAGAAAGGAATAAAAAATGCCTAAAGAAAATCAAGGGATAAAAGGCCACGTTAAGTTTGTCTTACGGGACAAAGATGGCAATATAAAACAAGAGTATGAACACCATAACACCATAACGGTTGCTATGGATGCTTTAGTTGCAGACCAAATGTCAGATGGTGGAGAAGCATCAATCGGTTATATGGCCGTTGGTACTTCAACCGGACAGACCTCAGCATCTACTGCTCTAGCTGCTTTAATAGCTGGTAGTAATAATGCACTTACATCAACAACTCAAGGAACTGGTGGTGATGACAATGACGTTATCTATGTTGGTGATTGGGCTGCTGGTGATGGTACTGGTACAATTACTGAAGCTGGTCTATTCAATGTCGCAGCGTGTACTTCAGGTATGATGGCTTATGATGATTCAATGAGTATCGTAAAGGGTGCAAGTGACACGCTAACTATCACCTGGACTATAACTTTTGGAGCTAGTTAATTGAAATGGTAGAGTATGTCTATATTAGTAGATAATTATAGCGAATCAAACCAAGACGCCAATTATAATTTATTTGATGGTAATTATTATGAATACTTATCTCAATGTTTTGAAGCCTCTATTTCTGGTAAATTATCTACTTGTAAATTCTATGTTTCTAGGTTTGGTGCAGCGACTGGAAATGTATATGCAAGATTACGTAGTATGACTGGTACTTTTGGATCGAGTGGTAGACCCACAGGATCTGTTCTTGCTACTTCAGATGCTGTTGACATTAGCGGTATTTCAGAAAGTTTAGAACTTGTTACATTTACTTTTTCTGGAGAACAATATGACTTAGTAGATGGAAATCGTTATTGTATAACTATCGAATTTACTGGTGGTAGTACGTGGTATAGACTTTTAGTTGGTATTGATGAGTCAAGTCCAACACATAGTGGTAATCTTGCTTATACAGATGATGGTATTAATTGGTATGCTGTTTCTACTGAAGATGTATGCTTTTATGTTTATTCTGATGATGTCATATTAAATATTAGCGATACACTAGATATAACAGAATCAAACGAAAAATCAGTTGGGACTATAATTTTAGACTCATTCACCATTGCTGATGTTCCTTCGTCTAAACCAGGAATTATACTTGGAGATTCTATTACTATGTCTGATTCTCTTGCAATTGTAAGTGGTGGTGTACTAGCATTATCAGATACCATAGGCATAGCAGATACATACTCGGATATTTCAACTTTTAATAGATCACTTTCTGACACATTTACTATACCTTCAGATTCTGTAGCAACAGTATTTGGAGCTGTAGTAAGTATTTCAGACACATTTACAATACCAACTGAAAGTATATCTCTAGTATTTCCACCTACAATAAAAATGGTTGGTACTACAGAAAAAACAATAATGGGAGGTAGTATAAATACGTTATCAAAACAGGGCAAAATAAATAGTACTAAGTTTACTGGAGATAGTAATAATATTAAATTAAAAGGCAGAATTATTAAACAATAAAACTATGGCAATTCTCAAAGCATCTAATCTAACATTAACAGAAGGGCAACCGGAAACTCGTCTAACAGTTGCAGTTGCAGCAGCAGCAGGAACTATAACAGTAGAAAGTATATCTGGTTTTATTGTTGGTAAATACGTCCTATTTGGAGAATGGGGTGAAGAATCAGCAGAGATTGTTGCTACTCACGCATCTACTGCACCTACTGGTACAACAGTGACATTAGCTGCCAATACTGTTAGAGCACACGCAATTGGTACAAAGGTTACTCTAATGGACTATGATCAGGTTGAGTTCTCTCGTTCAGCAACTAGTGGTGGAGCAAAATCTGTAACAGCCACTGTAGCTTGTAGTGCAGATAATCAATACACATCATATACTGAGCTCACAAATACTGAAGCATATTGGTACTTCCGTTTCAAAGACTCAGTTGGTACAACATATACTAGTTACTCTGGAGAGTTTTTATTAGCAGGACTTGGAGCAAACAGTGTAGAACAAATGAAACAAGATGCACTTAATATTACAAATGAAAAAGTCTCAGACCTTGTTACTGAAGACTTCTTACTTAGAGAACTTAATAACTTCCAGAGGGAAGTACAGCGTTCACATAATTGGAGTTGGGAAACAACCACAACTACTCAGACAGTTGTAGCTGGCCAGAGGGCATATTCATTACCAACAGATACAAAACAACCTCACACTCCTCGCTCTATAGTACAAATTAGACTCAAAGACCAATATGCACTCACTTTACTAGACAAAAGAGGTTATGATGAGCAGATGTATAGTTTGAACTCAACTACTCTTGCTGCGAATGTACTCACAACTGATACAACAATAACTCTTACCGATTCTTCCGATTTTGCAAGCTCCGGTAGCATTACGATTGGTTCTGATGATATTACATATACAGCAAATGATACTACTACGAATATATTAACAGTCACTACAGCTACAATAGGTTCAACTCACACTTCAGGAGATACAGTATGGCAAACTCAGGCACTAGACCAACCTACTCACTTTGCAGTATGGGAAGACAAATGGTATCCATATCCAGTTGCTTCATCAACTGAGAATGGATGGTCAATCTATATCGACCACTATAAGAATCTATCTGACCTAACTGGAGATACTGATACTACAGAGATACCGTTCTACTTTATTGCTCAATACTGGCTTGCGTGGAAGATTGAGATTAGAAAAGGAAACCAACAACAAGGTGACTACTGGAAGAATATATACGAGCAAAGGTTGATGGCCGAGATACGAAGAGATAAACCAGTAGCAAACTTTAGATTTACATTAGCTAAACCAATAGGTGGATAATATGCCAAAAGTACGATACCAAGATTTTAGCGGTGGGATGCAGAACGCAACTTCTCGCTTCCTACAACG